TGGCCTGATCGAAGCCGAGTCCTATATTGGCAGCAAGCTTAAACTGGTTGCTGTTTAACTCTCTGGTTCCAGCATCCATTCCGTCAAATACTTTGGCAGTGTTTAATCCAGCCTCGGCCAGAGAGGTAATTGCACTCATCACTTGGGAGATTGGCTCAGTAGCGCTTTTAAATACAGTATCAAGTCCGATAGAGCTTCCTAACAAGGAAAGTTTTTGTCCAACCCTTATCAGGCTGTCCAAAGAACTACTAAGAGATTTTGCTGAAGTTATAGTTCCTTCTAATGTTTTAGTATTATTTATTCCTAATTTAGAAAAGTCCTCAAAGGCATTTGATAAACTTCCCAGTGAAGTCTTTAAGCTCTCCACCGCATCAGAAACAGCCTTAACACCACTTTCTGCATCTGAGAGTGCTAATTTTCCAGATCTAATATCATCATAATACTTTTTGAATTCAGTAGACATATTAAATATCTTCCTTGATAAGTTTATTTAAATTAATAGAGTTGAATATGTTTTCATCCTTATATTCTTTGGTAGTTGACTCTCTTAATTTCTTAATAGCATCAATTAGTGGATTATTTTTAAAGTCATTATTCTTAACCGAATTAATAAATTCTTCATCATTTTGAACAGATTCTTCGCTTTTATTTTTTCGGAATTCTTTTGCCTTAGTTACACCCTCATGGTTTGTAAATGAGGCGTGATACTCTAAATATGAGAGTGTTTTTTCAAACTCTACCTCTTTATCTTCCAATAACATTAAAGAGTACCAGAAAAACTGGACCTGATTAATCCCATCAAAAATGGGATCATCTATCCTACACTTCCAGGCCTTGCACAGCTCCCACTTAATTCTGTGGTGGGAGCTTTTTATTATTTTTTTAGATTTTCAGCCGTTAGAAGCTTTTCCGCCTCAGAGGTAATTTCATCTAATTGTTTAAAGAGCAGATCAAAGACAGACTGCTGCAAGCTTTCGACTAGATCGAGTCTTGCCTTAAAAGAATCCTCTTCGAGATAGACGGATAGGGCCTTACCATTTATCTTCTTAATAGAAGATGCCAAAACACCTTTCTTAAAGAATAAAATACGTTGTTGTTCTGGAATATCTAGCGCATTCTTAAAAATAACTTCTTGATCTCTGGCGGAGATTGTGGCTAAGGTGAAGGTAAAGTCCCCAAGATGGACATCTTTTGTATTTGCTCCCAGGAAAATTAGATTCTCTAGTCCCCTCAGCTCCTTAGGAACAGAATAGGTAACCTTGCTCTTTTCTGCGGCTTCTGCTTCGGCCTCTTCGAATCTTTTATTAATAATATCCGGATCTAGATTTGGATTAGAACCGACCTTTCCTCTCACCGCACCAATGTCATGTGATGCAACTACTCTTGAGCCTGGCTTCATGATAATACTCCGAAGTTATTATACTGAAAAAAAATAAGCCGCACAAATTAGTACGGCTTATTTTAAATTTATTTTAAACTAGTAAGCGGCTGAGATTAATCCGGGATAATCTAGAGAGCCTCTTCTGCCGTTTGCTCCAGAATCTGCTGCAGTCTCAGCCTCATCAAGCTGTACTCCCGGAATCTGTCTGCCACCGCCAACGCCCTGGCTAAGTGCAATTGCCTCGCCACCTCTGATGGTAGAGACATATTCGCAGTCTACACCGGCAGTTTGAGCAATAGTATAATCAGAGGCGGAATAATTGATGGAAAGATTGTTGAACCAGCAATTATGATAGGTGGTAATAATGGCGTCATTTCCAGTTCCGGTGAATTGATCGATTACCACAATATCAAATGGAATTCTCTGTGACTGAAGATTTCTAAAACCGCGAGAGAAGGCTTCCGGAAGAGAAAGACCATCGAAGTACATTCTATTGATGGAGAGGGAGACCTTGGTTGGGCTCTGTGGCACCAATTCGATAATACCATCTGTTCCAATCTCATTTATTGCTTTGATTGATCTTGATTGAGTCTCTCCAAATGATTGGATTGCACCTACAGGCTCGTTTTCAACCATAACTATTATCTGGGTTGAGAGTGAGCTCTTGGTGGTTGAGTCTAGATTAGATCCAGTTCTAGGATATGAGGCCATTTAGTTTATCTCCGAATAGAGTGTCTTCTACTTACTTTTAATATAAATTAATAGATTTATTTTATTAAAAATATTTGTGATAGTAAAATACTGCGTTTTATCATTGATTGTCATTAAGTCGATTTATTTTATGGAAGTCCATGTGACAGGTTTTACATAAAAATAAAGTTCCCCATTAATTACTTTGTATTTTCAACCAGTAATTAATGGGGAAAGATGTAATAAAGATTACTAAACTATTCCAATTTCTAAATCGATGAAGATATAGTTGATTGGATAAGCTGGAGTAAACTGCAGATAGATGTTCCACTGTCTAGGATCAACCTTATCTCTCTCTACCCTTATACTTCTGAAGTCTGTGATAAGACCCTGAGATACTAAGGCGCTCATAATAGTCTTTGTCTTGGCGGTCATTAGACCCTGAGTATTTGCGTCCTCTACCGTTCCAATAAATGACCTCATGGAATCTCTAAGAACTTTCTTTACTCTATCACGAATAAAGACGATTGAGATTTCTTCATCCTCTACATAGCCAGAATGACTGGTGGTGCGTCCTGCGAGAACCTTTCCGCCGCCAGTGATTGGCTGAACTACGGTTGCTCCCTCTCCGCCAAGTTGGTCGAGAATCTGTTTACGGAAGATGCGATCTCTTCCGATGGAGAATCCGGTGAGTTCCTTGAAGGTGAGTGGAACGGCGACATTCTGTGTAGCGGAAAGATAACCCCCTGCTGCGGCGGCCATATAGAAACCATTGACGTAGCTATTTATGCCAGAAACGTTTCTGATGATCTGGTCTGGGTAGAAGTAGACTGCGCGGTTACTATTGAAGTTATCTGAGAGCTTGTAGTTGGCAAGATCTTCAGTATTACTATCGAGAATTTCTGCGGCATCATCACCCTGGATGCCCTCTAGGACACCGATATCCTCAATGGCTACTTCGGTCTGGCCGAGAAGTGCAGCGGTAGTGAGGCCTCTCTGGGCGCCAATTAGGGTCATTCTTTCTTTCTGGTTGGCGATGGTGCTCATAGTCTCGCAGTGAGAAACTGCTGCGCGGAAGATGCCAGAAATATTCTGAGTTGGGAGAGGAACGATGATCTGACATTCTGCTGCCTCAAGCCCTTCGAATGCTTCAAACCAATTGGTGTCAAAGAATTCAGCATCCTTCTCATCGATATAGGAGATTCGGAGACCATCACCTGCCATTAGAGTTTTGCTTGCAACTAAATCTCTATGAAGAAGAATTTTTGCAGCCACATTGGTGGTGTCAGATTCATCCTTAACAAAGAAGACGATGTCGGTTGCGCTAGCGGAAGACTGAAAGGACTCTAGTGTTTCTATAGACTGGACTAGAACCGTGTTATCATTGATTACTTCCATAATTTCTAATTCAATGGTTGTTCCGGAGCCAAAGAGATATGTTCCAATCTCGCTCTTGGTGGTGTCAACGGTGCTTCCATCATCTTCGATTAGGGATTGCACCACTATAATTCTGCCAACATCCGCGCCATCAAAGTCTACATCGAGAGATGTAAAATAGCCAGTTGAACCAACGAGCGTTGCGCTAATTCCCTGTCCGGTAATCTTAACATCAGTATTTACTACGGTATAGGAGTAGGCGTACTGTGGGTTAGAAATGAATGCATTTTGTGCAGTCTCAGATTCAAATTGAGAGTTGTAGAAATCTACCTTATTGGGGAAGATTTGAGTCTCTGCTCCACGTCTAGTTACGAAGAAGTTAATTCCAGTGGTGGAATCCGGAGCGCCAGTTCCGAGGCCAGAGGCTGGCATAGGAATGATGAAGGAAAGATCATCCACCTGGCAGTTGGTATAAACACCTCCGCAAGCTGGGAATCCGCCCTTTCCGTTAACTTTTTCGGAAAATAGGGTAGCGTTTGAGCGTCTTGGAACTGCAGGCTTACACTGCATTGCAAGTAATCCGGGGGCACCATTCTCAAATGCCAATTGAGCGCCGAGGGAAAGGGTGTTTGTTAGGCTGGGTGTTCCATGCTTGGAGAATAGATCATTTGCGCTAACAAAGAATTCGGGATCATTTAGGGTTAACTCTGGAATGTAGTTGGCCTCTAGCTTGTCACCACTCTTTAGGATTCTAGATTTCACATCAATGTAAAATTTATCTCCAACGGAGAAGGCGATGTCTGGTCCGCTAGTATCATTTACGGCAAGACCTTCTCTAATTCCAAAGACCAATATACCGTTTGTCTCAAGGATGCTGAAGGTAACATTTTCGCCGCCATCTGCAATTCCAGGAGTTGCGCCGGACACCATCTCTGGGTAGCCGGTGCCAGAGTCTCCAAGAAGGTAAACTCTTACTCTTCGGGATGAGGTT